CACATCACTCAGGACTTCCTGAGCAAACGGGTTGCGGCTGAACCGCACCCGCGCATAGCCGCGCCGTCCTTTGCTATCAATCCTCGCACCCTCAACCACGCCGATCACACGGTCTGGGTTGTGATTAAACAGCAGCGGCGCGCCATCGTTGAGACGGCTCAGATCAGCCGCCTTTGCCTCGTGGCTCAGGATCTCGTTGCCGAAGTAACGCGCAACAGGGAACTCAGAGCTGAACGGGAACTCATAGATCCGATCCTCCACCTCGTCAAAGGTGGTTAACTCAGCCCGCTGATGGCGGCCAAGGCCAGGCATAGCCCGCAGTGCGTCGATCTTGTTCAGCGTCGAGAACTTATGGCCAACCATTGTCTCGGTCGGTTCCCACCCATCATCGCCTTCGCTGTAGATGCGAATCAGCGCTGCAGGATCTTCTGGTGTTGCGTCGATGCTGAACTCAGTGCCGGGAACTCCAAGCGTACCCTCGCGCATGATGTGTTCGATCCTGCCCTGAGCAGTGCCGCCGCTCGAATCCCAGCGCACGAAGTCGCCCTCGGTCAACTCATCAGCAGCTGCACGGCTTCGGCCTTCGCCGTCACCCGTGGCTTCCTCAAACTCAATCGCGTCAAAGTCATGATCGGCCAGCCATGCCCGTGCCTCGGCTGCCGTAAAGACCGAACTGCGGAACCGGATTGCCTGCAATTCGCTCTCGCCTTCCTTGATGCCATAGATGAAGTCCACGCCATTGCCGCCTTCATCGTTGACGCGACGCAGCGAATCGTACTGAGCCGGATCTTTCAATCGCGCAGCGTGTTCATTCGGATAGGGGCGCTCCATCTCCATAGCGCTTCTCTCTTGTAGTTCTTTGATTCTATCGGCCTTGCTATTCGACCAAGTTTGCCCCGCATCACCACCCCATGCTGCCCACGCCACACGGCCCGGCGAGGGATAGCCATCTTCGTCAGGGTTGAAGCCTTCGCCCTGCTTGTCCACCTCATGCCGCGCGAACCATGCCGCCATCGTGATCACGGTGTCTGGGCTCAGCTCATCACCCGACAGGATCTGACTGGCCCTATTCGCCGCCACCTCGGTGCCGCCCTGCTCACCGTCAGCCTTCCAATCGCGGTAGCGCTGCGCTTCTGTGCGCATCCCATCGGTTGGCATCAGGTCGATCTCAGTGCCGTTGACGTTCGCCATCAATCCTCTGCATCCTCAAGTGGATCCTCGAGCACAGATAGCTCTTCGTATTCCTCCTCTTCCATTGGTGTCTCGGTATCACCAAATGGATCGATCGAACCGGCCGGCCTGACCTGCGTCAACCCAGCACCGCTGACTTCGCTCGGATCTGTATCGAGCACGATGTCCAGCTCGTCAAGCTTGGCCAGTTCTGATTGACGCTGCATGAGCACATCATCCAGATCGCCGCCTTGTTCGCTGATCACTTGCGCCAAAGTCTTAAACCCACATCTCACGGCTGACTTGTATGCCTCCACTTCACGCTGCGGATCAACCCACTCCCAGCTCCGGGGCACCCACTTGCTAGCCCGGTAGCGGTCGGGGTTGGTTTCGTAGCCTGGCAAGTTCAGCGCACCGCTCAGCACTGCCATCTCAAGCCATGCCTCAAAGACCGGCTGATGGAAGTTCTCGATCATGTAGCGCTGCAGCACCCGATAGGTGTCGCGCTCCTCGAGCAAGCTCAACCGGCTGCTGCTGTAGTTGCTCTCGCTGAAGTTCTTGCTGATGCTCTCAAAGCTCACACCCACGCCAGCTGCCACAGCCCGCAGCATCGACCGGGTAAACGGCTCAAGCTGACCGTCAGGTGCATTCAGGTCGGGGACCGTCACGCTTTCGCCTGGCGCCAGATACTTGAACACGCCCGGCGTGAACTCACTCACGCGCTGACCTTCATAAACCTCATCACCCACCAGCTCGCCCTCTGGCGATTGGATGAATCCCATCAGCGCACTGCTGGCCCGTGCCCTCACCACCTCGGCCTCCTCATAGCCCTGCAGCATGTGGAGCCGCATCAGCGCCGACGCGAACCACGTCACGCCTCTGGTTTGGCCCGGCCGCTCGGGCAGGAACAAATGGATTACTTCATCAGCAGGCACCCGAATCCGCCGGCCATTAGTCCGAGGATTTCCGGCGTATGTGTCACCCGGATGGTTTGCGTAGAAGTGATAAGCCTGCGGCCGCAGATAGCCATCCACCTCGATGCCCATCCGAACCGTGTTGCCATCAGCCGCCTGTGGCACATCGTCATCAATCAGATAGTCCGCCTCAAGCACCTGCAAGGCAAATGGCACTCGGCTACCGCCAAACGATTTGCGGATCATGCGGATGAAGACCTCACCCGACTCGGCCATGCTGCGCGCCAGCAGGCGCTCCATGTCGTGGAAGCCAAGCAGGCCGCTCACATCGCAGCGGCTTTTATGCATCCACCGCTCCCACTGCTCATGCACTTGGCCATTGATCACCTCATCAAGCCGCCCGCCGCGCAGCATCTTGATCTGACCTTGGTGCCGGATCCCATGGCCAATCACATTGTTCTGGATCGCGCGCACCGCCTGCCTTGCGTAATCGTTGTCCCGCACCAGCTGCCGCGCACGATTGCGCAGTGCCTTAAAGCTCGACTTGATCTCGCTGTCGGCGCTCGTGCCGCTCGTCACCCAGTCCGCAGTCAGCCGGCTAACCCGTGCGCCTTGGTATGCCCGACGCTGGGGCCGCAATGGCTCAAAACCCATCGCCCTAAATAGCCGAGTCCGCAATCCCATCAGAACCTCACGAACAGATTATGGGGATTGCCAAGGCCGTTGGCGATCAGGTCCGCCATTTGCTCGCGCTTCACTTCAGCCTTGAGCTTACTTTCAAGCTGTAGCAAATCGGCCATGTCGTACTTCTTAAGGTTACGATTCCCGATCGTGTATTCCTTCGCGACACCGCCAGCCACGATCGCGCGGATCGCGGCCTGCACTGCTGCCAGGTCCTGCTCTGCCTGCGACCGTCCATCAACCGCGCCTGGTGTGCCGCTGTAGCTCAAGCTGCGCAGCACCGTCAGCTGCCCAGAACCCATCGTCACCGTGCTGCCAGTCTTGGTGGCGACCGCCTGCCAGTACCACTGCCCAGCGTCGAAAGCCGTACTGGTCGCCGCCGCGATCGTGAACTCCCACCCGGTCCCATAAGCGCTGCCCACCACCGTCGCGCCTTCGCTGGCGGTATTAGTCCGCAAGTAATAGGTCAGCGTGTAATCGGAGCTGCTGATCACGTTCCCCAAATTATCCGCACCAGGGATATCCCGCCATTGGATGGTGTCGGCTGCTCTGATTTCGCTGGGGATGTTCACGGCCTACCAGTTGCTGACGAATCCAGGCCCGGCCGCAGCATGTGCCGCAGGCTGTTGTTTCGATCTTAGCGGGGTCTTCTTCCCATGCTCAAGCTGATCCGCCAGCTGCTGCCACATCGTCGCGCGGTTCATCCGTCTTGAGAACAGCAGCATCGCCGCGTAGGCATAAACCACACAGTCCAGCGCCTCGTTTCGATCGCCTGCTTTCTTGACCCACTCCCGTATCGGGAACCCGCGGTGATACCGCAACGCCTGCCGTTCGCTCGTCAGCTGCCTGAAGTATTCCTCATCAGCAGCCATGCCGAAGTGCAGCGTCCCGATGCCGCCTGCTTCGTTGTGCCGCAACCTGCCGAACAGCGTTGTCTTGATCGTGTCAGTCCCCAGCTGATACAGCGTCACGCCACGCTTCAGCACTCGACCCTGCCAGCTCACGTCCACCTTGTTGCCTTTGCCAACTGCCGGACTGTTGCGCCTGCTGCTGCCCTTGATTGCCACCACGTTCTGGCGCACCCGGTCGCGCACATATCGATACACCTCATGGGTGCAGTGGCCCCCGCTGTCCACCGCCACCTGCGACACCTTCAACGACTTGCCCGCAGCCGTTGCCCATTCCGTCACCAGCACTTGATCCAGCTGGCCCCACACCTCCGTCTGCGTCGGGTCACCCATCAGCTCCTGATGCCAGATCATCCAACCCGTTTCACCTTCACCCCAGCCCCACACACTCACGGCCAGTCGGTTGTCCTGCACGTCCACGCCGCACGTCAGCAGCACCACGCCATCGGGGCAGGTGCCCGACTCATACGCCAGCCGCTTGGCCATCAACCCATCAGCGCTCACGGCCGCGGCATAATCCTCCTCCCAGGTCTCGGCCAGCCTCGTATTCACGAACGCCTTCAGCGCTGGCGCGTCTGACTTGGCGCGTAGAAAATCATCCACCAGCTGCTCCCAGCTGCACCACCCAAGCGGGCTATAAAGCCCCGACAGCTGGAAGCCAGCGGTCCGGCCATCGCTTGGAGCCGTCGCGCGCCACTCACCAGCGGACAACATGGCCGCTTTGTGGTTCTCCTCAAAACGCTCGCCACAGTGCTCGCACTGATAGCGCACATCCCCCGGCCGCTTCGCGTCCCACTTAAGCCGCGGCCATTGCAACCACTGCATCCCACCACAGTTAGGGCACGGCACATAGAACCGCCGCTGATCGCTGCGCAAATACTCCGCCTCAATCCGGCTGAAGTCTTTCACTGTTGGCGTGCTAGTAAGCAGAATCTTCCGCCTGGCGAACGTTGTCGTCCTTCGCTCCGCCAGTGCGACCGGATCGCCCTCACCGTCCACATCACTCGGGAATGCGTCCACCTCATCAGCAAACAGGTAACGGCATGGCGCCGACCGCAGGCCCGTCGCACTGTTGGCCCCAGTCAGCAGCATGATCCCGCCGCTGAACTCTTTGCTGAACATCGTGTTTCCCGAATCCCTCGCCCTCGCCGGTGCAATCTTCGCCGCCAAGCATGGCGTGTCGGTGATCATGCTCTCGAGCCGTTGCTTACTCAGCCGCTTGGCCATCTCCACCGTCGGCTGCACGCACAGCATCGGACCCGGCGCATGGTCGATCACATAGCCGAGCCAGTTGCTGCCTGCCTCGGTCTTGCCCGTCTGTGCCGCAAACATCATCACCACCCGCTGGATTGGACTGTTGCTGCTCAGGCAGTCCATCGGCTCGCGTAGGTACGGCGTGCGTCCTGTCCGCCATGGCCCCGGCTCCGCACTCGCCTTGCTGCTCAGCTTCCGATAACGGTCCGCCCACTCGCTAACCGTCAACGGCTGCTCCGGCCGCAGGCCATCCATCACCGAATCGCGCCAGACGGTCACGCGAACAGCTCCTCTTGCAGTGCGGCTGGTGGCTGAATCCGCCCGCGTGCGATCTCGAGGTATTCAGCCTCCCGCTCGATGCCGATGAACCGGAAGCCCTCAAGCGCCGCAGCCTTACCCGTGCTGCCGCTGCCCATGAACGGGTCCAGCACCACGCCGCCGGGTGGCGTCACCAGCCGGCAGAGATAGCGCATCAGGTCGGTGGGTTTGACGGTGGGATGGCTGTTGCCCTCATCGCGATCGGCCTTGCTGGCTTTGGCGCAGTAGAAGAAACGGGCGGCGCTGCCGGAGCTTGCCTGGATTGCATCAGACTCAAACGCTCCGTGATCTCCAAGGCTGTTGCTGCCTGTCGTCCCTCGGTAACTGCCGGCTGCCCGAGCACCAGACTTCTGCTCCGGAAACAACCCCACCACCTCATCGCTGCCATCGTGGATCAGGTTCGCCGGCCAGCGTCCCAGCGGATGATCGGTATAGGTGACGGTTTTTCCTTCTTTGGCCATGCCAAGTGCGTACACCACTGGCGTGGTTGATCGTGTGTACGGCTTAAGCCCTGATGGCCCGGCACCTTCGACCCGGCACCCATCCACATTGATTGCGCCGGTGCCGTACTCCAACACGTTCGCTGCCACCGTGCCCTTAAACGGCTTACGCGCCACAGTGATCGGCTCTAGCGCAGGCTTCAGCGCAGTGCCCCAGCCCTGCCAGTCGCCGTCCAGGTTGCGGCTCTTCGGGAACCCCGACCCATACACCCACGCGATCATGTCGCGGATCTCAAACCCCGCATCCTCGATCTGCACCGCCATCCGGTGCTGCGTCCTGGTGCCCGCAAACGCCAGCAGATGCCCGCCAGGTTTCAGCACCCGGAGCACCTCACGCCACACCGCCGCCTGCGGCACGTCGTAGTCCCACGCCTTGCCCATGAAGCTCAGCCCATAGGGCGGATCCGTCACGCACGCATCCACGCTGCAGTCCTGCAGCTCCCGCAGCCGCTCCAAGCAGTCGCCGTGTAGAAGCTCGATCATCGCTCTGAGTCTGCCAGCGCCAGCAGCGCATCACGGTGCTCATCGCTCAGCAGCTGGTGGATAACCACCGGGTCCGTCTCGCCCGCCAGCTGGTGGCTGAGCCGATCCGCCAGGTTGGCCAGCGCTTCCCGGATGCTGCGGCCAATCTGGAACGCTTCCCTCTTTACCTCATCCGCCGGCACCAGCTCCTTCCGTTTCAGATCCACCTCCAGCTTGGCCAGCTCTGCCTGGTAATGCTCACGCCGCGCACGGCTTTCATTCAGCTCCGGGATCTCATCATCTGGCAACCCAGCCACCTGCTGCCGCAACTCGCGCGCATCTCGTGGCTTTACCGG